GGTTAAATAATTCAGCACAAACCAAATTGCCATGCTGGTCTATTGACTTTGCTATGTGAAATAAATAAAGATCTATTGACCTGAATAATGTCACAATTATTTGAAAAATAAAGCCAATCGGCATTAACACTACCGATATTAAAAGAGCTACAATCAAAAGGATAAAACCTCTCATTATTCTTCAATTTCAGGAAACCATCCTGCCTCTTTCATTTGTTCATAAGTAAATACCGTTACATCAGACGGAATGATATACTGAAACGGGAAACTTTGCTGCGATTCAATAAACGCAGCCAGCCCATCCCTTTCCGCTTGGCTTAACTCAGGAAACAAAGCAATAAGATTAGTCAAATCATTATCCGGATGCACATAAATAATCTGATTGGTATCAATCTGCAAAGCTGCGTTTACGGTATCTGTATAAGTAGGATCTTTTGTCGGGTGCTTAACCCATCCGAAAAGATACAAAGTCGCATCACTTTGTTGGTTAATAGGTCGCTGGATGCGGAATAGCTCCCTGCTTATAGCTATTGCCCTCTCTTCGCTTGTTAGTCCTGCTTGGGGTAAAACCTTAATATATTGGGCGTTCATTGTAAATGATGAAAGGATAAGTAATATGATAAATAAATATTTCATTTTAATATATGTTATAAAAATTATCTATATCAGTTTTAATACTTTCATTATCGCTTGTCTTATCTGCCCCGTAAATCAATATTTCACTTATGCGACCTGCCCAAAAAAAAGTGTAATTTGCACAAAGATCAGAAGTACATTGCGCTCCAATAATTAAGGGAGAACTACCCTGAAATAATGTGCCAGATAATGGAGTTGTTACAAGTGCGTTATTATCTAAACCAACTTTAAAATTACTATTGTCAAAAATTAAAATACCTAATCTTATTACATTTCCTGTAATAGCATTTGGGTTAGTGTTAGCAGTAGCGTTTGTTGCTCCTACGCTTGCACCTGCTTCAAAATAGTTAGTAGGATTTGTATTTCTCATTACATATTCGTATGATACATTTGAAGTAAATCCTTTTCTTAATAACGCAAGTCCTAATTGACTACCACCTGTTCTTGAAAACACCATGTAAATACTTACCGCATTATTGTTAAAAGATGCAGCACTCATAAAATCATTTGAGCCATCAAATAACAATGTCGGCTTACCGCTCAATCTATCAATAACACCGTTTAATGCTATTCTTGGCTGATTCGCTGCCGTTGCCTGCGTTGCGTTTTGATTATTATTTTGTGAATACCATGTAACTGCAAAACCGCTGCGAGCATTCAAAAAACTTTTAAGGCTTACCGTATCAAGTTCCCCACTTCCCAGAAATCCAATGTCCTGCTCCGGTTGCCCTGTTGTATCTTTTCGCACCCTAATAGCTGAACCAGTATAAGATGAAATAACTTTGCGAAGTGAATAGGTATTACTTGTTTGAGCAAATATATTAACAGATAATGGTCTGTAATTTGGATGCGCCTTAATAACCATTTGCGCATCTGCACCTACCGAAAGAAAAACTAATATGATTAAAATATATCTCATTGGCGTTTTCTATATCCTAACAAAGTTAATGTGAAGTAAGTCGGCTTTGTAGCCACCGCACTTGTACGAACAAAAACCCATACATTTGGCGGAATCTTATTATTTGTGAATGATGTTACATTTGTCGCTCCGATTGTGCCTGTTACTGATGTGCCGCCTGTTACAAGTATCGTTGCACCGGCTGTTATATTTAAACTATCATTCCAATAAACCTCAGTCGTAATGCTTGGCGAAGTACCTAACACCCCGGCTCTCATTTGTGTAATTATCAAAGTATCGTTTCCTGCATTGTAAAAGCTACCATATACCGCAGATGTACTGAATGCCAACGTATCGCCAGCCGCACCACTACCCGCACCAAAGACCGCCAAAGGAACGGTATCTAAAATAAGTTGGTAAGTTGCAGCTGCCACATTTGAGCGAAGGTAAGGAGTAAGCATAGCCGTTGTATCGGTAACATTTAATGGGGTATAACCTAGCGTAGTTGTTATGCTTTTATTCTCCCAATAACCCAGCGATGAATTGTATCTTATTATTTCGTTATTTGCTAAACTTGTAATCCTAACATCATGAAGCTCATCTAATTCAACTCCGTTTTGTGGCTTAACGTATATCAAACCATTGCCAGCATTCGCCCTTTCAACTACACCTACAAACACAGCATGATACGGAGCTTGTGGCTTTGTCTTTGTAAACCCACCCGGCACGCTATCCAGCCATAAAATATCACCGGGACTATATGCACCTAAATTTATTCCGCTAACCTGCCCTTGTGTTGTAATCCATCCCGCTTGCCCCGCTGCAATATCCGCTCTTACTATTCCCAATGTCTTTGAGCTAAATGTATCGCTTGTATTCTTTGCAAGTTTTACGGATGCCCTGTCACCACTTGCGCCAAAAATATAAACGACTTGACCTTTTGTGATTGTAACTGCTTCGGCATTGGTAACGTAGGCTTTTACTACGGTGGCGGTATCGGTGTTGCCTAAATCAACTACACCATTTGTAGCCGTATTGTAGGTTGTGCCGTTAATTGTAACTCGCTGTGTTAAAGTACCAGATGAATCAGGTATATTAATTTGAGAGTATTGATTTCTAATATTTTGGAATCTTAGTTCTTTTTGCAATCCAGTAGCAGAAAAATATTTATCGAAACCTAACTCATTTAAAACCAAATAAGAACTATCAAAAGTATTTCTAAGCCTTATTCGCCCTGATGTATTTTCAGCCCCTGCAAAATCAACACTTGTAATGCTGACTGCTAACTTATTTAATGGCGTTTTAATATTCAAACTATCCGTTGTACTATTGCCCGCAGTTGTTACTTGTTGGAGGGTTGGGGTTGCACCTCCGCCCACCTGCCTCCATTGGCTACCTGTCCAAACATACATTGAACTATCTGTAAGATTGTAACGGATGCCGCCGGTATCGCGCCCGGTAGTTGCCGTGATCTTAGGTATGTTCAAATTACTATTGAACTTCCCCCCGATCCATTGATAATAGTTATTGAAAGGTGTGTAAAGTTTCCCATCAATAGTTTGCGCCTTACCTATTGCAGCAAAGCATACCAATAAAATACTAAATATAAATCTGTATATTTTCGCCTTCATTAACCCCTCCGTTATTAATTGTGATTGTTTTTGTTGATGCATTGTGTGAAATATAACGCCTATCGGATCGCACTTGATAGGTCAAAATTAACCCATCTATAAATACTAAAGGCGGCACCGTTAGGACATTATTTTGATATGTCGTATCGTCCTGCTCCATAGGCTGCCCTGAGCCAACGATGAAATCTATTACTTTAGTCATTCTGCTTTCTATTATTGTTAATTCATAATCGGGCAGCTCATAGTTACTTGGCAGGTCGCACACATCATAAAGAAACGGCACTTCGAGATCGATGCTGAAAGTAACCCCCGCCACAATATCCTCAAAACGATCCTCAAAAAATTCGAATGTAGTACTTCGCGTAAACCGCCAAGGCTGTTTCTCCCATCCTATCTGACCAACTAAATCATTCGCTACCTGCTCCATATCGCTCTGCACCTCCATCTCAGTCGTGTGCAACACCACATCCGCTACCGTTACCTGCACGGTATGGGTTTTTATTTTGCCCTCCGTTGAGCTGTTGCCCATTGTCATGAACACGGCTGGATAGGTAACATCCTTCACCTCATTATGCAAAAAGTAGTCAGGATTTACGACCTTTGCCGTCCTTACCTGACGGTGTGCCGCCGCTATGTTTTTGAGCTTTGTCGATATTTGGTTTCTTGTCATGCTTTGCAAAATAATCTTTTAACTTTTTGATCGTTTTCTTACTATACATTTTTGAATGGTTTTTGACAATCTTCGCAGTTCTTAAATTCATCATACGGCATACCTAAATAAACGCCCGGAAAATAGGCATCCCTCTTAGGCACTATCGTATCCGCACGATCTCCCGGATTGATATATAATGGAAACTTCGCGTTATTGCTTTCCTCAACTAAATACTTTGCAAGGCGTTGTCCGTAAAATTCGGCGCGGCTTTTAAATTTGTTTTTGAGGTCAATAAGCTCACTCATTGATACGTTTTCGCTCCCTTCATTCGTCTTTTTAAGAACGCCCTTATTCCAATACTGATGCGTCAAAGTATCTGTCAATTCAGCTACCACATAATAAATAAGACAATCCCTTACATAGCTTTTTAGCAGGGTAACTTCGTCAACTGTCAAGTTATTATTGTCGATTCCATCCTGCAACCTTTCATAAAGTCCCGACCCTAATAAAGGCAAAATGTACATATCCTGACAAACCTTTATTTCAGGAACGATCATTTTGCTATCTATGTTAGAGTGGATTTGCGTCCGCTCATAAATATTCTCAGGGCTTATAAATAAAATATCTTTCATTCTTTACTTTTTACGAACTACGAAATTTTGTACCCAGCGGTGTCTACATGATGGCGAAGCCACTCCGTTGGGCTTAGTCCACCATCCGCCCCTGCGATCCCAAACGCTATACCCTAACCTTTGGCTCATTGTTTCAATATCGGAGCGCGAATACAATTTATCCATATCCAAAAGCCTACGGCAAAAATCTCTGTTGCGGTTGTCGCGCGGACCTTCATAACTATACATGATTTTTTGCTCTAAGGTACGCGGCTCTTTATCAGTCAACCTGCTCAAAGGCTCAGGGAGTTTTCTTTCAATAATCTTATCTCCTACAATACCTGTTGGAACACCACCGGGCGGGCGTCTTAATGGTTTATCCTGAATTATAGTGCTTACTGCTTCTATAATAAGCCCAGATTCTGTTAAACTCTTTATAATATCAACAACTTCATCAAGCGGCATTTTTAAAGCCTTCGCAATAACTTCTGGCGTAATATTTTTATCTTTCTTTATAAGGTCTAAAATATTAACCTCTGCTTGCGTTAACTCCTGCTGAAAATCAAACCGCGCGCGGGATGCGATCACATTAAATTGATCCTTGCTTTCACCATGCGCGGCAAATTCGGCAAGCAGTAATTCATCATGATCCTGTGCGGAAAACTCCATTTCGTTATCCAAAGAAAGCATTATGCTAATTTCATCATCCGATAAACCAAGCGAAGATTTAAGCAATAATTTAGCCTGCTCCTTATTTATTTTGCCTTTCTCGAAATTTCGAATGATACGATTAACGCCCTGCCATTGCCGCCCTGTTAGGTTTTTAAGATTCTCATTCACCTGCATTTCAGATTGTGCAGGAGCGGCTTCAGGTTGCACAGCCGCCTGTGCTTCTGGGTACTTTGTCAAATCAATTCCGATTTTTTCAAGTATCCACGCTTTAGGTGCAACCTCTTTAATCGTTGCCTCGCTAAACTCAAAGCCTATCGGCTCAATCGGAGCTATTACCATTTCGTCATCAATGCCCCATAATTTGCTGATCTCAGTAAATAATGTTTCGAGTGAACGCTGCTTATCGTTTACATAGGTTGTCTTAAATATCTCGAAGCTGTCACGGATTTCAGTGCGCCCACCTAATTGACCTTCTGTTTTAATCCCAAATAAAACAGGAGATGTTACCTGATGCCCAACGAATATCTGCTGCTCTACGGTCTTATTCAATATCTCAAAATGCTTATCCAAATCCGTATTGGATAAATCGAGCACGGTGGGAGCTTTCGCAGGATCATCACTAAATGATAAAACAATACCGCCCGCATTTTCACTACCTGTAAATTTCTTTTTGAATTTAGTTTCTACAACCTGTTGTTCTTCCGGTGAAGGTTTGCCCTCATTGAAGTTGATCAACTTGCTGCTAAACATACCATTCTTTATTGTACTCAAATGGTATTTGCTTAATTCAATGTCTATCTCTATCCAGTTCAAAGCCCCGATGTAATTAGGATAAGAATAGATATCCAAACCCGGTCTGTATTCTTTATAGCAAAGAATCTGCTTCCCTTGCTTCACCGCTGGATTATACGCCGCTACGATCTCAGGCTGCACTCTTACCGATTGCGTCCAATCCTTTATATAATATTGCGTCTGATCTTTGTTTGCCCTTACTTTTTGATAAGGCACATGATACATAGCTCCGACCTGACCCAGTGCGTTATAATGCAGCTCAATATATACACCACCAAAAATCTCAATGTCGATCGATACTTTTTTGAGAAAATCATTGAGAGTTTCGTTCTTATTAGGTGTGATATTCTCGCGCCCGCTTTTATATGATATGCCATTGCCGATAATGTAATTTACCTTTCCTAATACAATACCATTATGCTTACTGCTTTTGTTTATCTTCTCAAGTAAAAAGTTAGGGTAAAGATTATCTTCGCCGAATTGAACATATCCTTTGCCGGGAAGCTCAACCATTGCAGGCAGCTTTACATCTGCGAACTTTATAAAACTTACATTAGGATGCATCGTATATCTTAAATTTAACGTCCTGTGAATATTGAGTGAAGCTCATATTTGTATTGTCATCTAAAAACATCAATCCAGTTTCAAGTAAGCCAAGTCCGGATGGGTTTAAATTCGTGGTGCTCGTTTGCTCATAAATCTCGTACTTCCACCAACTTTCACCGTAGTTCAAAAAGTAGTCATTCACCACAATAGCAAACTCATTCCACCTCTCCTTATTTGTCGATACGTCAAAGGCATTCACCTTTACGAACTTCACCTGATCGTTAGTCGCTCTGCTTGTAAATACAAACAAGTAATTCGCATCCGTAATGGTTTGCTTTTCCGTTAAGGTGCAAATCAATGTTGACGTAATTCCTTTTACAAATTTAAGCATACAAATATAAATACCGATAAAAAGAAACCCCGCCCAAAAGGGCAGGGCTAACAATTCAAAACCAAACAAACAAAACTTTATCCTGCTGTTTCAAGCGCACTCGCTACGGTGCTATTTACTTCGAGCAATGGTTCTGGTTCACTACCTGCGAAAGTGAGATCAAATCCTGATCTGTCACCAAATGCAGTACCAGTTCCGAGTGTTCCTGTAGTAAGGTCAATTCCGTTTCTTCTTCCAACCAACCAGAACTTCCCATTATTATCTTTAGCAACGGCGATCAGAGTATTTTGAGCTAATAATTTGATCTCATTACGAACTGCAACAGATAACTTATTAACAACTACTTTCAATTCAGAAGCATAAAACACGGTGCCGTTCTGAACATTACCTGTCATTGTTTCTGTTAATGATCCTGTTTCCTTAGGAAGTTCGTACTTCCAAAATCTTTTACCCTGAGCTTTCGTAAGCCCAGTAACAACCCCACTGGCTTCAACCATTGAGCTTACATTACCTTTCTCGATAAAGTAAACTTCAACGATACCACCGCTGGAGTCTTTACAATCTAATGTGTATCCGGATGTAAGTGCGCAAGGCATTTTATTAAATTTTTATAAGTGAAGGGAGGCTTTTACACCTCCCTATGATTTATGATTACGCTTCGAACTTCACCAGCTCATCTACGAAAGCGAACTGAACTCCGATCTTCATGCGGGCAGTGAATTTGATGTTCTCATCATCTTCAGACCAACGGATCCAGAACTTATTTTCTTCATCGAGTAAGTCAGTACCCAAGAAGATATTGCTCATTCTGAAAGCGTAGATACAAGCATCAGCATCAGCAGCATCCAAACCGTGTACAGGGATTACTTTGTAGTTTGTACCGGGTACTGTGAATACCGCAGCGTTGTCATCCCATTTAGCATCTGGAGCATAATGGAACAAGTTTTGGTCAACGTATGCCTGAATCAGATAAGAGAAAGTTCCCCATCCTACGAAAATGCGTACATCATCTTTACCTTGGATTTTTGCAGGTAACGCTTTGATAACCGCAAGAACTGCAGCCTTAGCAATTGCAGGGCTGTTGATAGTTGTTGCAGGTGTACCGTAGAATCCGGTAGTGTTTGCATTTGCAACTGAACCACCAGCGGCAGTGATCAAAGTTTTGATACCATCGAACTTATTTAAAAGTCCGTTAGAACCAGCTGAACCTGTGCTGTTAGCAGTCCACAAAGCAACCTCTAAAGCCTCAGCTATTTTCTTAGCTTTTTGGTCTGTGTAGTCAGCAGCGAAAGCAGCTGAAGTGTATTCGCCACCAGCTTTCAGAGCTTGTTGAGTGTAATAAGGCTCGAGGTCTTTGTCGCAAAGGATTTCGTTTACTTTTACTTTACCTACAGTCAAAGTGCGTTGAGTGAAGGTAGTCGTTCCTGATGCGTTGAATCCGCAAGCGCTATCATCCTGAAAGAATACATCAGTATCCATTCTGCCAA